CCTATTATCACGCTTGATGATGACTCTGTAGTGATTGGTGATGGCGCGGCGGTGGATACGAAGCTGGAGTTTGACGGGAACGCGCAAAATTTCTACATGGGCATAGATGATTCGGCTGATGACTTTGTGTTTGGTCAGGGGTCAACGGTTGGTAGCAATGTTGCCTTTGCGATTGATGAGAACCAAGTCACGCAGTTCAGCCATGCGGCGGTGGGTTCTACGCAAACAACTTCAATCTCTGGTAATACCACATTGGACTTTCAAACGTACCAGAACTTTGTTTTGACCTTTACCGGCAACGTAACGCTCGACAATCCAACAACTGAAGCAGTTGGTCAGTCTGGGTTTATTTTTGCCATTCAGGATGGGACGGGAAGCAGAACGCTTGCGCTGGGAACTGATTACGAAACAATAGGAGGTGCGGGCCTGACTATTTCAACAACGGCTGCGGCAGTTGATCTCATCCCATATGTTGTTAAAGCGAGCGGGTCTATCCAGTTAGGCACCGCGCAGTTGGCGTTTGCCTAATGCCTATTTGGTCGCCAGCGCTGTTCTTCTCTTCGACTGGTGAAGAGGCGTATGTCATACAGGATTCTGTGATGTTTGATGGCAGCGCAGATTACTTGACGCTCACATTTAACGATGCTGGTGATACAGCAAAGTGGACAGCTTCTGTTTGGATTAAACGTGCGGACATAAGTACCGGAATTATTTTTGAAGCTCGTGCTGATGGTAACAATACTGGCGCGTTGTATTTTCAAGATTCAGATATTTACTGGCAAGATTATGATGATGGTGTCGGCACTCCTGCATGGCGATTGCGGTCTGACGCTATGTATCGTGACCCAACTGCGTGGATGCACCTTGTTATCATCAATGATACAGGAGACTCAACAAGTGGTGACCGTCAGAAAATTTATGTAAACGGAACTCGATTAACATCATTTAGTACAGCAACTTATTCATCTCAAGGCTACGCATCTGCACAAGGTATAAACTCAACAAACCCTCACTACATTGGCTTTAGTGGCAGTGGTGATCATTTTGGTGGGTATATGTCTGAATTTATATTCCTTGATGGAATTGCACCCAGCGATGCTAGTCCTTTTGGTGAAACAAATGATGAAGGCGTGTGGATTCCTAAAGACCCATCAGATACAGACAACATAGCAGATTGGGGTGGTGGCAACTCATTTTGGTTAAAGTTCGCAGATGCAACAAACTTAGGGTTTAACAGCAGACCAACAGAACTTACTGCCAATGCTGGAACTTATAAGATAGATAAATCGCTGTGGTTTGATGGAACTGCTGACCGTCTGACTTGGACGCCAAGCGGTGCGTCAAGCACACCTGATCTCTACTGTATTTCTTATTGGGCAAAAAGAGCGACGGTGGGGGGAACAGATACAAATGTTATTTCCGGCGGTAGCTCTGGCTACGATGACACTCTGAGATACACAAATTATTCAAGTTACACTGATGCAATTCAGTTTTATGCTAACGGCGGAACCCAACACGTCATAACAAATGCGGCCTTTTCTGACCCGACAGCGTGGCATCATGTGTTTGCAAAATATGACAGTGCAAATCCCGTTTCAGCCGACCGAATGCAACTGTGGGTCAACGGAGTAAGACTTACTTCATTTGCTAGTAGCTCAATGCCTTCATCTGGTCTTGATAGTAATCTTCTTGACGGTTCGATAATCGGTGTTGGAGGGTACAACCATAGCGCAACGCAATGGTTTGATGGCTACCTTGCGGATGTCATCGTTACAGACGGTCAAGATCATGCGGCTACAAACTTTGGTGCGTATGACGCCACCGGTGTGTGGGTTCCAATTGATCCGTCTGGGTTAACATTTGGAACCAACGGTTTCTATCTCAACTTTGCTTTAGCAGAAGGCGATGGCAATGGCCCAGGAAACGATGTAAGTGGAAACAATAACGACTTTTCTTCGGTTGGGACCATCTCCGCTGCTCAAACAACTACCGACTCGCCCACTAACACTTCTGCCGATAATGAAGGTAATTATACTACATTTAACTCGGTTGATAAAAACTCCAACATTACACTAACTGGCGGGAACTTAACCGTTACCAACACGGGGTCCGCTTCTTTCCAAGGGGCTATTGCTACTCAAAGAATACCCAATAGTGGAAAGTATTATTTTGAAGTTACCCTCCCAGGAACTTTGGGTAACCAATATATCGGTGTTGTCAATGAGGCGAACAAATGGGATTTCGTAACTGCTGCGGACGGCTCCACCGCAACAGGATTTTACGGATTTTATCCGAATATAGGCACGTCATATAAGGTTACTAACGGATCTACATCTAGCTATGGTGGAGCTATCGGAACTGGTTCTGTCTTGGGGTTTGCTATCGACAAAGACAACGACGAAATGTATGTGAGCGATGACGGAACATTCCTTGCGAGCAGCAACCCAGTTACTCGCGCCAGCCCAATGCTGTCTTCTTTGCCTGATGATTTGTATGTATCACAGACTTCGCACAATTCTGGTGGGCATAGCGTTATATTTAACTTTGGTCAGACGGCGTTCGCCGGGAGTATTCCTTCGGGGTACGTTAGGCTAAATACATCCGAGCTTGCAGCGCCAACTGTGACTGATCCCCGTAAGTATTTTGCGAACATGCTCTACACTGGAACTGCTGCGGTTCGTTCGGTGCGTCAGTGCTTTGACAGCACAGGCACAGCATGGACGCCAGACTTTGCATGGGTAAAATCAAGAAGCAATACAACTAATTTTACTCTTGCAGACAGTGTGCGCGGATCAACAAAATTATTATTCACGAGTGCAACAGCGGCTGAAACAACTGCAAGCGATTCTATCACAGCCTTTAGTGAGGGGGGCTTAACGCTTGGCGCAGACTCCGGTTCATATGTAAATACAAGTGCTTACACTTATGTTGCGTATTGCATGAAAGCTGGTGGCGCTGCTTCAAGCAATGGCAACGGTAGTATTACAAGCTCAGTGAGTGCGGCAGATCACGGCGGGTTTAGTATTGGAACATTCACGGCTGGTTCAACTGGTGCAGTTACTATTGGGCATGGCCTTAGCCGCGCGCCGGGAATAGTTATTGTTAAAGACTTAAGTGCGACAGGCCAGTGGTGGACATTCCATGAGGCTATCGGCAAAGGAAAATATTTAGCTTTGCAAAGTACCGCAGCAGAAGCATCTAGCACGGCAGTTTGGAATAACACTGATCCGACAGCTACTGTATTCTCTACGCAAGATAATGGTGCATGGTTAACGGCGGGAGACAACCATGTGTTCTATGCCTTTGCCAGGACGCCCGGCCTGATTGGTATTGGATCGTATACGGGAAACTCGTCTTCTGAAGGTCCGATGGTAACTGTTGATGACGGGGCTTCCGGGTTCATGCCAGCATGGGTAATGGTGAAAAGAACTAACGGCGCTTATGATTGGCAAGTTATTGATGCTGCGCGTGATCCTTATAACCAACTGGATAAGAACCTCTCCCCAAATCTCACCTCAGCAGAAGGTACAGGGTATGATTGGGATTTCCTAGCGAACGGCTTTAGACCCAGAGCCTCGACGAATAGCGGAAATAATTCTAGCGGAACATATATCTATCTAGCATTCGCGGACCAGCCATTTAATTTAGCAAGGGCAAGGTAAAATGCCGCAATCATATTCCCCGGTCGACTTTCCACAGGACTGGTCCCAAGTAAGCATGTCTGCTTCTAATCAGTTCACTGACGCGCCCTCTGATGATGCCGGTGATGATATTGGGAACCATGCAACTTGGAATCCGTTAGCAACGGCGGGTGGCTCTACCTATACGATTGGGAACACAACCTTCCGAGGCGACAGCACGGCTGATGATGTTGCCAAAGGCACAATCGCTGTTTCGTCTGGGAAATATTATTGGCGAATTTATCTGGACGCTGTTCAGGCTGATGGTTATCCGCAAGTTGGTATTCAACAAATAAACAAAGTCACCACTCTTACTGGTGGGTTTGCGGGAAGCGATGATTTTACTTGGGTTATTTTTTGCCAGGGTAGCGGCACTGCTTCTCCCGGTGGGCAAGGCAGGCATAACTCGTCTGAAACGAGTCAGATTCTAAGTGGTATTGTTGCTACTGACTATATTGATCATGCCCTTGATATGGATGCCGGGAAGCTGTGGTGGGGAAGAAACGGTACTTTTAGTGGCGATCCAGCAGCGGGAAGTGGAGAAGCGTATTCGGGAATCACCGGAACGGTTTATCCTTTTGCAAACACTTACACATCTTCCAATGCGACTATTGATATAACTGGCGGGACTGCTCCGAGTGGATACGGAAGATTAAGCACCGCCGATCTTCCAAAGCCGACTGTCACAAATCCAAGCGACCATTTCACCGTTAAGACTCTGGTGAATGGTGGCACGCCGAACACTAGCTTTGATACTGGCCTAGCTAGTGTTGGGCTTATTATGGACAAACGCACCGATGGTACTGGCGGTTGGGAATGGTGGGATATTGCGAGAGGTGCTAACGCTTTATTGCAATCAGATAATAATGATGATGAGGTGACCAAGAGTGGGAATAGTTTTAGCGGCGGAACTTTCAATTTTGATAATACCACTAATATAGGAGCGGCGAACACCTCTCATATTGTTTACTCATGGATAGCTGGAGGAGCCCCATCAAGTGATGAGGGTGGTGCTATTACAAGCAACGTCAGTGCCGCAGGCCATGGCGGTTTTTCTGTGGGCACTTATTCTGGAACGGGGAGCGCTTCGACAGTAGGCCACGGGCTATCACGCGCACCGTCCTGGGTGATCGTAAAGATGAGAAGCGGGAGCGGCACTCAGACTTGGACAACTTGGCAAGAAGATATTGCTGATGCTCTAGGTTCCGATAGATATATAATCCTGAGTGCCGCTGATGCTGCAACAAATGGAGCATCTTTCAGCAGCACAGCGCCTACATCTAGTGCGTTTAGTGTAGGCAATGACGCAACAAATCAAAGCAGTTCCACATTTTGTTTCTGGGCTTTTGCTAAGACGCCGGGGCTAATAGCCTCTGGAAGTTATACGGGCAATGGAAGCAGTGATGGGCCTGCGGTCGTTGTTGATGATGGGGCTTCTGGATTTAAACCAGCATGGCTGATGATAAGAAGTATGGCGGCTGGAAATTGGAACATTGTAGATGCAACTAGAGACCCCTACAACCCGGTGGTCGATGGAATAAGACTCAACGCAAACATTGCAGAATTTAGTGGGCAGACAATGGATTTTCTCGCCAACGGTTTCAAATTACGTTTGTCTGGTTCTGATTATAATACAAGCAGCCAGAAATACATTTACCTAGCAATGGCAGAAAATCCATTTGGAGGATCTAGCATCGCCCAAGCAAGGGCTAGGTGATAAGAACATGGCTCAAAAAGTGACGACCAAGGTAGAGAGACGGATAATCCGCCGCAGGAGTAAGCCCGCTCACCTTCGGCACCGAAAGAAGCTGGGTCCAAAGTCGCATATGCGCGTGAGATAGATTGGAGACGCAAGATGACTACGATTTATAAAGTTGGCGATCAGTCAATTAGACCCGGAAGGTCATGGCAAGACGCGGGCGGCACTGTGCAGCCAAAGAATTGGCACATCTGGAGCGCAGAGGAAAAGAAGGCTGCTGGGATTAAAGAAGTTGTCTTGCAGCCGTTTCCCGATAAGCGCCTCTACACTTCTTCTCACACGGCCACAGGCAGCGTTACTTCTAAAAACAAACCGCTAGATGATACCAACGAAGTGGACAAAGACGGCAAGCCCATTCTGGATGCTAATGGTAAGCAGCTAGTCACCCTTGGCGTTAAGAGCAAGTTGAAGAACGAAATTAAAGACCAACAACAGTCTCTGCTTTTCCAGACAGATTGGGCCGTTATCCGTAAGGCGGATAAAGGTACGGAGATTCCAGCGAACATTCAGACATGGCGTGACGCAATCCGTGCAAAGGCTACGGAGATGGAAGAGGCTATTGATAAGGCTTCTAACACAAAAGCAATGGAGGCTTTGTTCGTTAAGTACACCACGGATAGCAATGGCAAAACCACGAAGTCAGGCATCCTGTACGATTGGCCTGAACTCGCGGAGTAGACCTTCATGCCGTATCAGAACATCACTCTCCGTCCCGGTATTGTGAGGGAGACCACTTCCTATGCAAACGAAGGGGGATGGTTTGATTGTGACATGGTGCGGTTTAGGTATGGTTTGCCTGAGAAGTTCGGCGGTTGGACAAAAGCAACGGCCTCTTCTTTTCAAGGCGCGTGTCGGTCTCTACACAATTGGGTCGCCGCAGACGGCTCAAACTATCTTGGGGTGGGGACTAACTTAAAGTTCTATATAGAAGAGGGAAACAACTTCTACGACATTACCCCAGTTAGGAGGACGGCCTCCCTGACAGCAGCAGCGTTGGCTACTGTGAACACAGAGAAAACTGTTACAGTTACTGATCCCGGCCACGGGGCTTTGCAGAATGATTTTGTTACCTTTACAGGCTTAAGCGCAGTTAATGGTATTGTTGCTGGCGACCTTAACAAGGAGCATCAGATAACAAGTGTTACAGATTCCAACATCTATGTTATTGCAGTCGCTGGGGCAGCGACCTCGACAGGAACTGGTTCGGGGGGAGATGCGTTCACAGCAACGTATCAGATCAATACTGGCCCCAATTCGACCGCTGGCGGTACTGGTTGGAGTGCTGGTTTGTGGGGTGGCATTGTTACGGGCGCTACAGCTACTACTCTAAACGGAGCTATATCTAGCCCCACCTCCACGTCAAACATTACATTAACTTCTGCCACTGGTTTCTCGTCAGCCAGCAGTACCTTGGGGACGACCATTACCGATGCTAGCACTTCGATTACTTTGGCTAGCTCTACAGGGTTCCCTGATGAAGGGACAATTACAGTAGGTTCTGAGGTTATTAAGTACAGCAATCTATCTGGAAATGTATTTACAGATCTCATTCGTGGAGCTTTTGGAACAACCGCCGATGCTCATACGTCTGGGGCAACTGTAACTTATCTAGGAGTTGTCCTGATAGACGACGAGCTTATTACCTACACTGGTATTTCAACTAATGACCTGACAGGAATAACTCGCGGCACTAGAGGAACAACTGGGGCCACTCATAGCGATGCCACCCCGGTTCAAGACGCTCGTACTTACATCGGGTGGGGGGACGCTTCTTCTGTTACGGTAACGAATGAGCTTCGTTTGTGGTCTCAGGATAATTATGAAGAGGATCTTCTCTTCAATGTGCGCGACGGTGCTGTTTATATATGGCAAAAAGTTAATGGCCTCTTAACGGCAGGAGTTGATCTTAGCTCTTTGTCGGGCGGCATTGATGTTCCTGTGGTGGCGAAGCAAGTGCTCACCTCTGATCGTGACGGTCATGTGATTTGTTTTGGAACAAACCCTGTTGGGTCTAGCACACAAGACCCTCTGCTGGTTCGTTGGTCTAATATAGAGAGCTTTACCGATTGGGACATAACAGGGAAGACAGCCGGTGATATGCCGCTGGGGTCAGGTTCGACCTTTGTAAAGGCTGTTGAAACCAAACGAGAGATTGTTATCTGGACAGATACTGCGATGTACTCCATGACATTTGTAGGAAGTCCAGACACATTCAAGTTCACGCAGATATCAAACAACACCACCATTATTTCTCCCAATGCTGTGGGGAACGTCGATGATGTGCTGTTCTGGATGGGGCGTGAAACCTTTTACAGGTATGACGGGCGCGTTCAACAGATGCCCTGCCCGGTTAGGTTTAAAGTGTTTGGAGACTTAAACACAACTCGGATAAGTACGATTTATGCAGGGGTTAATTCAGAGTTTACGGAGGTGATTTGGTTCTACCCTTCTGCTGATTCTGAAGAGAATGATTCTTATGTTGTCTACAATTATGGCGAGAACGTCTGGTACTACGGAAAACTTTCTCGCACTGCTTGGTTGGATAGGGGGGTTCGTGATTTCCCGCAGGCTACGGGGGTAGAGTCTAACCCCTACTTGTATAATCACGAGAGTGGTAACGATAACGACGGTTCTGCCATCACGGCTTTTGTGGAAAGTTCTCAGTTCGACATCGGGCAAGGAGATCAATTTAGTTTTGTAGATCGCCTAATCCCTGACCTTACTTTTAACGGGTCAACAGGGGTGGACCCCACTGCAACCTTCACTATACAAGCGCGTAATTTCCCCGGCGCTACCTATGATCAGTCTCAGTCGGCTGGCGTTACCAAGACGGCAACAACCCCAATCCAACAGTTTACCAATCAGGCATTCTTACGAGTGCGGGGCAGGAGCATATCGTTAAAGGTGTCAAGTGATGCCGAAGGAGTTCAATGGAGGCTAGGTGTTCCGCGTCTAAACATTAGACCGGATGGCAGAAGATGATTTTTACCGCTGGCGTTCCTGTATTCCCGACACCTCCTGAGGAGTACGACGCAGCATATGTCGCTGATCTTATAAGGGCTTTAAACTATTTTGTAGATCAGGTGGGCAATGCTGGCCCCATGCGCGGCACAACTTTAGTTTTGACTGATCTCCCTACAAGTGGGGCGCAGTTAGAAACTGGTGCGGTGTACAGCGATAATGGTACACTCAAGATAGTCCTAGTGAACGTGGGATATGCAAGTTCAGTGAGTGCCGCATTAAGTATCGGCACTGTAACAGTTACGACATCGTAGGTGCATGATGGACGATTTTGGTATGTTCGGAAACCAAACTGAAATTGGTGAGCCGGGCGAACACGATCTTGGACTCGATAATGCGTCCGAAGAGGCGTTTTATGATCCGCCTCCATACGAGCCGCCCCGTAATGTTATCAGCCCAGATGCGGGTCCTATCGCGCGGGCTCTAGGATATCTGCCAAATCCACTTACTGCGAAAGGCGCTATTGACATAGGCTTAGGTATTCTCAGTGGAGGATCTACTCTTCTTGGGAAAGATATTCCAGTGGCGCAAGCGGCTAGCTATGCTAATACGATGATAAATGCCTTAAATCGCGCTGGCGCACCGCGATCTACCGCAAAAGGGTATACAGGACCGGGGCCGCATCCTGATGAAGGCACGCCTTCTGACCCGCAAAATTTAGAAGATATAGGAACCCTGGTTGATTGGGTTGATCGGGACCGCTCTGGAGCGCCGCCCGCGCGGGGCGCTCCTCCAGCAGAACTTGTTGAGCCACAGACGATGCCTATTTCGGGTGTTCCGCGAGAAACAACATCTGTAAACACAGGGCCGTTGAGCCCACCAGTGGAGCAAGCCGGGCCAATGCAGGCCGCCCCGCCAATGCAGGCCGCGCCGCTGGAGCAAGCAAGAGATGTTTCATTTTCTATTTCGCAAGCACCTCCCGAAGGACGACCTTCTCCGGACCAGAACATTGCAGCGTCAGGGGGTTCTAAATTTGGAGAAACAGAAAGAGCTATCGACGCATTTCTTCAGCCAGCGGTGGATTTTGTTGAGAAAGATATTCCGGGTTACGTTGAAAACCTTGCTAATCTGTTCACGGGCAAGTCGCAGAATGTAGCGGCTAACGCTATGGTTGGTCCGCATGGCTTTCCCTTTGCCCCGCCGCCAACTCAAACTGCGGAACGAGACCCTAGTAAGTATGGCGATCAAGATAATGACGGGGCAGGAGATCCCATTTACCCTCGTGAAGCAAGCGCTCCGGTTGCGCAGGCAGAACTAGCGCCGATTAACCCGGCTGCTTACGAAAATTACTTTATGGGATATGATCCCGATTATGATCCTTATTTAGCTGGCTTTGTGGGACAGCCAAATCTTTACGGGCGGCGCGAAGTAGTAGCAGAAGGTGGTGGTGGCATTATGAATTTACAGAGACAAGCAAATCAATTAGCCGCTCAGGGGCGTGGTGGGGACACCATGCTCATGCACATGCGCCCTGACGAGGTGGCTGGTCTGGCTTCTCTAGGAGGAGTTACTAGGAACCCGTCTACAGGATTGCCTGAAGGTTTTCTCCTCCCTGCTCTTGGTGCGTTTTTGCCGGGTCTAATGGGTCTGGGAGGAAGCTCTATTCTGGGCGGAGCTTTAGCTACGGGGTTGGGCGCTGGCGCAGGGCAGGCATTGCAGAGTAAAATAATGGGAGAGGAAGACCCGCTTAAGAAGGGAATGGTGGCGGGCCTCACCGCAGGGCTAGGCAGCGCAGCGCTGGGTGGATTCGGCAAGATGTTTGGAGGCGAAGTGGGCGGTGCATCTAATGCCCTTACTTCGCAGACTGCGAAGGAGCTAGGCACAACAGAAGCTCTAAAGGCGGGGCAAAGAGCGGGCAAAATGTTTCCAGAGGTTGGGTCTTTTGCCAATCTGGACTCTAAACTTATGGGCGCAGGAGATGCTGCTCGTGAAGCGCTAACTGTTAATCCTCTTACTACGGCAGGAGTTCTTGGTGGCGTAGGAGGCGCTGCTTCTGACGCTTACGCCATGCAGAACGCTGGAGGCATGATGCCCGGAGAAGGCACAACTACACGTAAGAGTTTCCGCGAGCCGCAGGTGCGTAAGCGCACAGGTTTAGCTCAGTCTGGTGACCTTACTTCCTACGGGTTCGGGCCAGAAGGTTTGTTCTACGGTGAGGGGGTCTATGCGGAAGACGGCGGCAGGCCAGTAAAAAGAATGAGTCCGGGTGGTCTTGCTGGAATGGCTGCCTATAGGCGTCCCCCACGCAATCCTTTTGGCGGTCATGGTCAAGGTGTGCAGGGTAGCGTGCAAGAGGCTACGGGGAATCTAGGCGAGGCTAACCAAGCCTTACAGGCTGCAACCGATCAAGTGAACCGCGCCATGGGAACCCTTAATCCCCAGCAACAGACTCTGGGGCGCGGGATTAGATCGTCCATGGGCGGCAAGGGGGGCGGTGGTAGAAATCCCCACCGACTCGTTGAACAAATCGCAGCCCCCTTTGGGGGGCAACAGACAGCACTAGATCAGGCTCATCAGCAGCAACTGTTACAGGAACAAAGGGCTCCTTATGTTCAAATAGCCCGTAGGATGGAGGAAGGTGGCATTGCTTCAATGCCAGAAGGGGGCGGTGATGCGGTGGCGTTGCAAGTGACGCAAGACGCAGTAGAAGCCGTGCGCGGTGAACATCCTGAGCCAGAGATAGCCATTGAATCATTTGTTTCCTACTTCGGGCCGGAAGCGTTTGAGAGTCTTCGTCGCTTAGTTATTCAGGAAGAGTCCGCAAGGACTATGGGCAAGGCGGACGGCCTTGTTAATGGCGATGATGGTGGCCGCGATGACGTACAGCGTGGTACTATTGACGGCGATCAAGAGCTTAATATCAGCGGGGGCGAGTACATATTTTCCGCTGACGATGTGGCCCTGATTGGTGACGGGAATACCGAAGCTGGCGCAAGAAGGTTAGATGAGGCGCGAGATAAGCTAAGGCGTTCAGCTAGGGGCACGACAGAGCGGCCTGCCTACATGGGTGAGGGCGCTGCTACGGAGATGATGGAAGAGGTGATGACTGCTTGAAGGTATCTATTGTCCCGCCCGAAAGGGTGCATGAGTGTTGGGATGAGGTGGCTCCGCTGCTTCAGCCAGCGGTGGACAGATCCGGGGGAAGGTTCCTCATGGAGGATGTGTACCATTTAGTTGCTACAGGTGAGAACCACTTGTGGGTGGTGTTTGAAGATGGGGTAATCGTAGCGTGTTGCACTACAGCGTTCACGGAATACCCACGAAAGAGGATGTTGACGGGGCAATTTCTAGGTGGAAGCCAGATGATAGAATGGGTTCCCAAATTAGATGAGGTCTTGCAGCAATGGGGTACAGATCATGGGTGCTCTGGGATTGAGTTGACCGGGCGCAAAGGCTGGCTCCGGGTTTTGGATAAGATAGGTTGGGACGTTACGTTCTACATAATGGAGAAAAGCTATGGGCAAAGGTAGTGGCGGTGGGCCTACTCCCACCCCTACAAAAAGCACGGTTACACAGACAAGTCTGCCCGAATATGCGCAGCCTTATTATGAGGATCTATTAGATCGTGGCGTAACAGAGTCAAAGACTGATTATCAAACGTATGGCGGTCCTCGTATAGCTGGCTTCAACCCAACCCAGCAAGCCGGTTTTGATATGCAAGTAGGTTCTGCTACGGAAGCACCTACTGGCATGATGGATGCCAAGGACTATTACTCAGGAATTTTAAATAGGTCTTATCCTTCTCGAACTGGAGGGGGGAAACCGGGCCTTGGGGGGCGTCCTACTTTGCCTCCGGGTCGCTTTATGGAAGCTGTTGCAGGGGAAGCACCGCCATCTGGGGGTGAGCAAATGGATGCCTATGGAGTTTCTGGTGGTCAGAGAGGCCCTCGTGCGTTTCAGGCTCAGAACTACCAGAAGTTTGTTGGGGGGTATGACCCATCAGAGTCCTATAAGGAATACATGGACCCGTACCTAGAGGATGTTCTTGGTCGTCAACGAACACGAGCCGACGAGATGTTTGCTGAACAGCAGCAGGCACGGACAGATCAAAGGATTGCAGCAGGAGGTCGCAGAGGCAGTCGCCGTTATGTCCAGCAGGCCTTGGAGCGTGATAAATATGAGCAACGCATGGGTGACCTAGAGGCCAAGCAAAGGTCTCAGGGGTATCTCTCGGCCCAACAACAGGCTAGGGACCAGTTCTTGCGTGATCGGCAGGCTCGTATGGATGCTGCAAAATTGGGGAGCGCCGATAGATTGTCGGAGGCTGGCTATGGTTTACAGGCTGCGGCTGCTGCTGCGGGAATTGATCCGCAGTTATTTGCCTTACAGCAGCAACAAGCTGGTGCGCTGCAAGGAGTGGGTGCTGCGGAGCAGAAGATGGATCAATCAAACCTTGATCTTGCTTATCAGGACTTCCTTAACCAGAGGGACTTTGATCGTAGACAGCTTCAGTTCTTGGCTGGCCTACTACAGGGTGTGCCTGTTACCCCTCAATCTGAGGTCTACCAGTATCAAGCCCCCGGATCATTTAGTGGTCAGATGGCTGGTGCTGGTCTTGGTGGTTTGGGTCTGTACAAAATGCTTTCAGGATCGTAGGGCCATGACAAATATTCTACAGATGCAGGAAATACTGAAGAGTATTCCCGACCAGAGGCTTATGCAGGAAATGCAGGAGCCGACAGGACGTGCGCCCCAGTATCTGGTGATGACTGAGATCCAGCGGCGCAAGAAAGTTCGTGACGAGTATCAGGGCCAAACGCAGGAACAACAAACAACCGTAGCAGAAGACATAGTGGGAGGGCCTCCTCCTCAACAGTCGTCCATGGCACCTCCGGGTATGCCGCCGCAGATGGCCCAAGGGATGCCGCCACAGATGCAGCCGCCCATGGCTGCGGCTCAACCTCCTATGAACATGGAGGGCGGCGGTGCTTTGTATATGCAGAAGGGGTCAAAAGCCTCTCAGTATTTCGGGGCTGTGGATTTGAACCGTTTGGTAAGTTTAGTCGAGGCAGAGGCAGGTAATCAAGATCTTGCGGGCAGACGCGCAGTTGCTGCGGTGATCTTAAACAGAACGCTTTCTGATCAGTTCCCTGACACGATTCAGGCTGTGGCTGAACAAAGAACCCCCGGTGGAAGTTACCAGTTTAGTCCTTTGATAAATGTAGGTGGTGATATAGATAAGTTGCCAGCAGGATCGGCGGGGACAAGGGCAGCGGTCCTTGAATTAATAGCAGATTTTGACGGGAAGAATCCCGTCGGGGATGCGCTGTATTTTCAGAACCCTGAAATATCAGGGATGATCTTCCCTGCCCTGCGCGATTACTATGATAATGGCAAACGAAACAGTAAACCTTTCCCTGATGGAGTAACTAAGTATGGCGATCATATTTTCTCTGATCGTTACGGCAACGAAGAGACCGTTGCGCTTGAATCCGTGGCATTTAGGGTAGAAGACAATGCGCTTACAGACGTAGACAAGAAACGCCTTGGTACTAATGAAGCACTGAAGATTACAGGCGCTGGCGAAGAAGTGATAATGGCAGAGTCTGAGCCTGCTCCTGTGCCCCCCTCAGCTTTTCGAGGCGGCATTGCAGGAATCCCCGAAAAGATAGCCGAGAGAACAGGCGGCTTCAGAGGCCCTTCCCTTGCTGAAACGCTACAGCAAGTATCCCCTGATGCCAGATTGAATGTAGCAGGGTATGATGCTGCTGCTTCTGCGGGTTCTGGCTTGCCCATTGGGGAGGTTCCCCCTCCCGCGCCTCGCCCTGATGTTGTTAAGCGTATGGGGGATATAGCTGCGGCTACAAATGCGGCCCAAATGGCTGAAGATCCTTTGGTTGCGTTCGGAGGATTAGGTGCAACGGGTAGTCAGGCCACCCCTTTCGTGCCTGACCCTAATGTGGTTAAGCGCCTGCAAGATATGGCTGCGGCTACAAATGCAGCGCAATCGGTTTCCCCAGACGCTAACCTTCCTGTGGCAGGGTATGATCCTGGTTTTGTCCCTGAGCCAACATTTGGAGATACGGTCAGCACTATGCTTGCTAGTGCTGTGCCTCCTCCTACTAAGAAAAGGGAAGAACTTTTTAGTGATCCCAAAAATTATTTAGTAGATCAGTACAAGCGCTTTGCTACGGAGCTTGCCGACAAAACTAGAGTAGCCCCTCAGTACGAAACAGCAGCCGCTTCTCCGGGTTCATTCGCTTTGGACTACGGCGATGACTACGCCTCAATACCCGCTGTTGACCAATTTGAGCCACCTCGTGCAACTGCATCTATTGATCCTATTCAAGCTCAATCTGCCGGGGCAAGCATACCTTCCGCAGGAGCAATGGAAGCGGCGTATCGTAAACATATCGAACGTCCGGCAGCGCCAGCAGGAGAAGAGGTAAAAGTTACTGATGATGTTATTGAGGCGCCGTCCGCAGCAAGTGGGACAGGCACACCGACCGCCGCACCAACCGGCGGCATGGCAGACCTTCTCGCCCAGATACAGGCAGGGCGCGACGATGCCAAGGCTATGGGCCTACTCACTGCTGGTCTTGGGATCATGCAACAAGCCAGCCAGCCGGGAGCTACCTTGTTAAGCTCTATTCCCGGAGCAGCAGCAGGGGTCAAGCAGTACAGTGCGGATAAGGCTAACCTTGCCAAGCAGCAGCTTGCTCTCGCCACCCTTGCCAATCAGCAAAGGGCGACAGAAATAGCGGCGGAAAAAGCAGCTACTGGAACTGACTTCAACCTTGGACGTACTCAGGCTTTGGCGGCTGTCAGGCGTAGTCCTAAGCTTTCTGCCAAATACCTAGATGCAGAAGGTCAGCCTACCCTTGCATTTGAAGAATATGCAGCACAAACATTTAGGAGCGCTTCTCCTTTAATAGAGCAAAGGACGTTACAGACAGAAGCTCTGGCCTACAAAAACTGGCTTGCTGGTCAAGGCAATATTGCACTAAAGACTAGACTGAAAATAAAAGCGGACGCGAAGGCGAACAATCAACCAGTGCCAAAAGGTAGTGCTCTTGAGGCTCTAGTAAATGAGGACATCAGGAAACAATACAATAAGTGGCGATCTGGAGTATTGGGCACTAACACAGGCACCAGAACAAAATCTCTATCGGCATATGAAACTAAGCAACCCGCTGGTTGATTGGGAAAGATATCATGGGGTTTGATGTTCTTGGTGCAAGAAATGATGGCTACACAGATGATGAGATAGCTGATTATCTGTCGCAGCAACGCGGGTTTAATATTACGGGCGCTCGTGACGATGGTTATTCTAGCACAGAAATCATTGATTACCTTGTGCCTCCGGTGGCTACACCAGCCCCTGAGGAATCTTCTGAAGAAGGGTTCCTCCCTCAGTTAAAAGGCAGCTTCCTCTCCACGCTCACAGAAGGCAACCCTAGACTAGGCGCAAGGGCTGTTGAGGGCCTTGGTCGTGCGTTTGGCAGCGAGACCATGACGCAATGGGGATCTGAAACAGCTAAAGAGTATGATGAATCTCCTGATAAGTTTGTGCCCCGTGAGCCAGATGCTCTGGAGGCTATCCTATCAGGTGAGCTAGGCCGCATTGGTGATGCTCTTGGGTCTGGATTAGGCCAAGGCTTGGCGTCTCTTGCCGTGCCTGTGGCTACCGCTCTGCCCGGCGCTGCTCTTGGCGCACCTCTTGGGCCGGTGGGCATGGCAGTAGGAGCTAGAGCAGGGGCGGGGCTGGGTTCATTCGCTCTGAACTACGGCGACACCTATGATTACCTGTTAGAGCAAGAGAAAGTAGAAGCCGATCTGGCAGCGAAAGTTGCTGTTGGTCCCGGTGTGATCATGGCTGCGCTAGACATGATTGGTTTGAGCGCTTTATCAGCGCCGTTCCGCAACAAAACGCAGAAGGAAATTTCCCGGTCTATTACTAAGAGGTTCTTACAGCTAGGCAAGCGCGGGTTTACAACGGAGGGCGCAACCGAACTAGCGCAGCAGATTGTACAGGAGTTGACCGGTGAGGGAACTGAGCTTGCGGGTGTGGCGGGAACTGACATTGAGCTTAACCAGCGCATGCGTAATGTTATTAACGCCGGTATTATTGGTAGTCTTACTGGTGGCACTGTTGGCACTATCACTGCTCCCCTGGCTAGACCGACTGATGAATCGGCGGCTCCGGTACTCCCCGATGTTACGGAGGGGCTACCAGAAACATTAGATATAGAGACTGAAACTACCCTTGAGGAAGACACTGCTGATGGGGAGCAGTCCGTTACAGAAGCGGATATGGCTTCTGAGGGTCAACTGGATTTAAATTTTGCATCCGAAGAGGTTGCGCAGGACGAGGTAGAATCTGCGGTTACGCCCCCAGCGAGTGACGAGTTCGTAACTGAACAGGTTGAGGGTGGTGTAGATGAAACAGTCGCTCCCGATTTAGGGCCTATCGACATTGCCGGTGTATCTGATGAAGTCGTGGACGAACAGTTGCGACAAGTTGTTGCAGACCCGTCTCCTGAGGGGCCTGCCGCTCCTGATCTGGGGGAGCTTGATTTAGAAGTTACGGAGCCTGTTTCTCCAGAGTTTCAGGACAGTTCATTAGAAACGATTCCGGTTGCCGCAGGGCAGATGGAACTGTTCCCCTCCTCTACGATTGAGGAGCTTACTGCTTCTGCGCAATCGGCTACTCCGAAGTTGTCTACCCCTGAGCATATTGTAAAAAAAGTAGTTGAGAACTTGAACCGCCGCCTTCAGGCACGCGGTTTGGCCGATGACGTGTCGTTAATTATAACTGATACAATATTCCGGCCTGAGATGGGGGCAAGCCCAGACTCCACACCCAGTGAAGCTAAGTACATCCCTCGTACACAGTCGGCTAAAGGCGCAATAATCTTAGCCCTTGATGCACTCCCCGAATCCACCCTCAGAAAACCCAAAGAGATGGCAACCTATCTTGCCGGTCTTACAGATCACGAGACTGTTCACTCATGGGTGGACATTGGGGTGATAAACGACAACGACATGCAGGCTTTGTCTAAGGCGGCGTCCCTAGCCCCGCACTGGTCTGATCCTAATAAGACAGTGATGGACGTAATAGCAGATGTGTACCCTGATCTTGATGCTGAAGGGCAGATAGAAGAAGCGGCGGCTGAATTATTCAGGGGCCATGCGGCTGGTAACGTAGTTCTCAAGGGACGGCCCCTGTCAATATGGCAACGCATTATGAACTTCTTCAGGAATCTTAAGGGAGGCCTAGCAGAAGCTGACATATACAAGGCGGCTCAGGTTTTCGACAGGGTTGGAATGTCACCTGACTTTGTATCTGTTGCGCCTGCCGCTCCCGCCGATGACTTCGGGGATGATTTGGTCCAGGCCGTGGGTGGTAAGGATAAGTCGTTAGGCGAAGAGTTGCGCGACGACAAGGAAGCTCGCTTATTTCAGGGTGGTCCCAATATGTGGAAACCCGAACCCGGCAAGCCGTTTGGCACGCCTCAACTTAAATTTGTAGGCACTGTTGGGGGGCAAGCATATGGCTGGGGGCTTTATTTCTCTCAAATTCCGGGTGTCGGGCGAGACTTTGCAAAATATTATACAGGAGGTTCAGATAAGCCCGGTCAGTTTCTTGAGCTTGATATCCCAGATGATGCGGTAGCTAAGTTTTTAAATTACAATTTTCCTTTAAGAGAGCAGCCTGAAGTTGTGCAACAGGCAGTCGAGCGCATTTATGATCGCTTCCCGGCTTTAAAAGAAATAATGCGAAGCACCGCCCCAAGCGTTGACGCAGAACAAAACCCAAGAGGCCAAGACCTTTATCGGAGCCTTATACAATTAATATCGGAAGAGCGGGACATTACCCCCTACGGTTCATCCGGGGTTATTAGGACCGATGCGTTTAAAGATGCAAGTTTGGCACTAGGGGAAGCGGGGATACCCGGTCATCAATATAGCCTTGACCCTGAAATGGCCTCAAGGCCAACAGCGAAAGGCCTTGCTGCTCGCCTCATAAATCTTACAGGTAGCGTTGACGCTGCGATTGTAGAGGCGCAAGAACGTATAGCTGATGCAGAGCAACGAGGAGTTGATCTGGCTAATTCAGAGTTTCAAGTGCCTGCTGCTTTGGAAATCCTTCAAGAACAAGGTGACCCTCGCAGGTATAACTACGTGATTTGGGATCAAGATGTTCTGAATCGAGTAGAGGTTAAGGGTGTTAATGATGTGCCGGTCAATCAGGTCGCTGTTAACCTTTCTTCTGCGACAGGGAGTATCCTTGGTCTCAAGGATCTACAGGATCAGGCCAACACTGGAGACATAGAAGCACAAAGACTGCTTCAAGATGTAGCCTCAGACTCTTTATCCTACTTGTTGAGCGGTATTCCTGATGTACGCATACTGCCCACGCCCGCACAAGGTTTGTATGATGGAGATTTAGAGCCTGCAATAGGATTAGATGTAGGTTTTGCAGAAGAAAACAGAAAAGATGTTTTATCTGCGTTAGAAAAATTTGCTGATAATTTTAATCAACAACAGATTCATGTTCGCGGTATTCCCGAAGAAGGGACAGACATTGGGCACGCTTACCCTGATGGCTCCTTTAATACTTCTTCAGTTAGATTTAATTTAGCCCAGCCATTGTCAAGAGCAGAAGTCGAGGAAGTTATATCCAGATCAGGCTTGGCAGGCATGACAGCAACTGATATCTATTTAGACGCTTATTACATAGGGGACCCCAATGACTCAGCCGCCGTCTACCAATTTGAGGAAGGAGTCTACCGAGCCAGACAATCCCTTGCTGAACGCTCACCGTCGCATAGGCGAGAAGTTAAAAGAATATGGGTCTATGGAAATGGGGGATACGGACTCACCAATGACTACTCAGACATACGAGGCCCACTTCGTCCCCCGGAAGCGAACGAGGGGAATCGAACCAGTTGGAGAATAGGTCAGCGCCTACGTGGCCGTCCGTTTATTCCGGTTCCTTCTCAGCAGACCTTAACCCCTGAGCAGCGTGATCTTCAGTCTGAGATAGCTGATGCGTTCGATAATATGCCCCTTAATGATCTGGGCAATCCAGACGTGCGCAGAGCTTATGATGAGCTATCTCGTGAAATTAAAAGTCAGTACCGGGCGCTTCCCATTGAAGTCCGAATGGTGGTTCGAGACGAGAGCGCACCTGTGCAGACATCTATTGAAGATGTGTATCCCAACAGCGATGCTATGCGTAAGGACATATTGGACAACAACAAACTTCGTGTTCTTGCTACAAACTCAGCAGCTTTTGGGCCAGAAGGAGTCTCTTACGACAGCCATCCATTGCTACAAGATAGTGGTTTTGTAGACGCTAACGGGCTTCCCATGCTCGTAAATGATATCTTTAGGGCGGTCCACGATTACTACGCTCATACGATGGCTCCAAATAAGTTTGGCCCGTTGGGCGAAGAAGCTGCATGGCAGAACCACATGAGGATGACCCGAAGCCCGTGGGCTAGATGGGCGCTTACCTCAGAAACAAGGGGCCAGAATAGTTGGTTTAATTTTCATAGACTAGCTGTTGGCTCAAACAAACGAGCAGACTCATTGCCTTTAGTAGAGCGTGAGTTTGCGGAGCAGAAGACAGCGCTACTCCCCATAGAATACACGATGACCGGTGATCCTGTTATTGATGAAGAGATGCTCGACATAGCATCTCCCGATAAGGAAGCGCGGAACTTTGGCGATGGCAAGCCAAGCGTATCTGTAAGGGCAGATGATGGCTCTGTGGTGGCATATACTTATAAAGGGTACACCATAGAAAAAGGTGATGAAGGTTTCCGGGGCATGTGGCGGCTCATCCCCCCCGGAGAAAATAGTGCCAGTGATATTGCGCCGACAAGACGCGAGCTTATGGCAGCAGTGGATGCTCTAGAAGAAGAGACACGGCGCTCTGAACCAGAAGCTACATCAGATAAGGAAGCGCGGCGCTTTGTTGACTTGCCCAAGGAAGCGCAGCGACTAGTCAGGACCACAGATGCTAACGGTAAGCAGACCGCTAGGTTCGGAACGATCCAGTACAAAGGGAACAATGTCCCTGTAGTTCTGCACATGGGTACACCAGAAGACTCTGGTATGCGCCATGCGGATAAACATCTTCTTAATTTTGAGACGTTCACTCCATATGAGTCTGTTCCCATAGCGTTGAAGTCTTTGATGACGGCATCGTTTAACCCTGAGCGGCAAGCTCCCCGTAAGTCTCCTGCCCTTACATTTACAGAGGGCGGCGGTAGAAACCAAGCAGGCAAGTTTACCATTGAATGGCAGGACCCAGCCTCTCGTTTCCCCGTGAAGGCTGCGTTTACATTACTGGAGCCAAACACAATTAGCGGGGTAGAGGTTCCTGTCTTTGCAATGGATACCATCTTTGTTGATACGGGCAGAGAAACTCCCGCTTATCAGGCAGCGGAAAGGACGATCAGACGGGAAGGCGTGATAGAGCTAGATAAGATCTCGCGCCCCGGCAAAGAGGCTGTGCTAGATGCAGTCGCTAACTTCAAGCAGAGAGCAAAGAAAGAGAAGTTTGCTAGGCCCATATCGCAAGAGTTCTCTCTCAAGTCCAAGCCCACTGACATGGGTATCGACATGCCCTCAGGCATGGTCGCGCCTCAGCAGCATGAAACCTTGGGCGAAAAGGTTCTCACTAATCTTGGCATGGTTGGTGGCAGTCCTTTAGATAGCTTCGGAGATTTCTTCAAGTGGTTCCGAAGAGTGTTCGTGGATATGTGGGACCCGATCCGTCGCATGGACGTTGGCCTGTCAGAACGGGACGCAAAGAACCAGAACTTTTTAAGCGCGTCCAGTTCAGCATGGGCGGCTATGCGTAGAGCACGTAGGGCGACTGCTATTACAGCATACTCCCTATCAAAAGGAGTGCCGACTTACCGTGATGGCTCTACCTCGGTGAAGGATATACCGGAGGACGCCCTACAAACTAACATAGATGGAACAACGGAACGCAGCCGCATCGCCGGGACATCTACAGGATTTATTCCTATCATTGAGCCATTGAGAAATGGCAATCGGTTTGATCCATTTCACCTGTATGCGATAGCTCGTAGGGCGGCACGTCTTATTCGTGAGGGGCGGGAGCGCCTTCTCACTCAGGATCAGATTGCACAGTACCTTGCCATGGGAAACAGCCGTGCTGAGATAGCGCAGATCATGGACATATCAGAGGCTGAGGTGGACACTCTCTTGGCTGGGCGTGACATCAAATTCAATGATGACTTCTCTGATATCTTCCAGGACTACCAAGTTTGGAACGGTTACTTTGTGGACTTCTTGGTAGATACCGGGGTTCTCACCAGAGAGAAGGCCGACATATGGAAAGAGTCTGCTGATTATATTCCGTTCTATCGCCAGCTTGATAAAGATTATGGTGGCGAGGCCATGACCGGTGAGAATCCTATGTTCAAGGGATTAATGGCAAGCGCCCCTCCTCCTGAACTAAAAGGGAAAGGAATGATATGGTCGATCATAGCAAAGGATGCGCAGGGCAATGAGACAATGTTGCCCACTACGTTTGGTCAATCTGAAAAGAATGTAGCTGAGGCATATGCGCAGAAGTACAAAGATGAAACGGGGATGGACGCAAGAATAGTTCGCAAGGGGATGCCCCTTGGTGGATTCTTAGATACTATAACAGAGAACGCTTTATCTGCTGTTCAGACGGGAATGATGAACGTCGCTATGCAGCGGACAATGCGCAACCTTGTTCTTACAGATCCTCAGACAACCGTGAAGACAAAGCCGGATACGCCGGGTTCAGTTACATTCCACGTCAAGGGTGAGCCAATAACGCTATACGTGGGTGATCGTGCGCTTTACTCATCTCTTCATAACTACCTTGACAATCAACGGATTGATCCGTTCGTTAATTTCTTAGGGATGCCTGCTCGTTTCTTGAGAGAGATGATCACCCGATCACCTGACTTCATGGCGGCGAACATGCTAAGGGATTCGCTGTCTGCATGGGTAACCAGTGGTCGTGACACTAAGGCTTTAATAGGAACTATTGGTGGGTTCTCTCAAGCTCTGCGTGGCAGTGCCTCTGCTGATGCACTGGCTGCGGCGGGCCTGATGACCGGGTTTGATTTTGGTGGAGACCCCACCAAGATGACTCAATTTATAGACAAAGAGTTGCTTAAATATAAGTACCCGTCAGCAGCGGGGCGGTTTGCACGCAATCCACTGAAGGCTTTGTGGGACGCAACAGGTACAGCTTCCCGTGCTTCGGATGCAGCCACTCGTATCGCTGTATATGAGAGGGTCCTTAAAGACACAGGCGATGAAGCGCAGGCTATCTTTGAGGCCGAGGAGGTTATTAACTTCTCAGCGCGAGGTAGTTCAGCATTGATAAAGAACCTTGCGATAGTGGTTCCATTCTTGAACGCCCGTATCCAAGGCTTGGATGTTTTGTACCGTTCTTCGATGGGGGCCAAAGGGTTTGCGGCGAGGCCTGAGTCCGACATTGTAAAGAGAAGGTTTATGTTCAGAGCCATGCTGGTTGCCGCGAGTAGCGCAGCGTACTGGGCCATGGTCCACGATGATGAGGAATACATAAACCAAAACCCAGAGATCAAAGATAACTACTGGATAATTCCGTCGGCGTGGATACCCGGTTATGACGGACCACCCCTCAAGTTTCCGATACCGTTTGAGGTAGGGTTCTTGTTCAAGACCATACCTGAAAGGGTCATGGCCTTGTACTTCGGCAAAGACGTGCCTCGTGATATTGCGCAGACGTTGCGGAGAGGTCTGGTAAATACGTTTGAATTTAATCCAATCCCTCAGGCAGTGATGCCTCCGCTTGAAGCCATAGCCAATTACAGTTTCTTTACTGGGCGCGAGATTGAAGGACAGTATCTCAAGGGCCTTGAGCCGGGGTACCGTTATAACAGCCGCACTTCGGCGCTAGCTATAAAGTTGGGTGAAGACTTTAACTACTCTCCCGTAAAGATTGACCACATGATTAGAGGGTACGGTGGCACCTTAGGCACAGTGGTTATCGACACAGTAGACCAAGTGATGAGAGAGACGGCAGCTAGTTTAGGAGAGCGCCCCTCCAAACAGCTTAGTGAATACCCATTTGTGAAGAGATTTTTAGCAAAGCCAGATGCGCGAGGCCTTGTCACACAGTTTTACGAGTTGCGGAAAGCAGTCAATCAAGCCGTCAAGACATCTGATATGCTGGAGAAAGGTGATCTTACCTTAGAAGAAAGCGTGGAGTTTTCAGATAAGAGAGCAAGGTTGCTGGCAATAGAGGACGATGTAAAAGAAATATCTGGCGTACTTTCTAGCCTGAGAGATGAACGCAAGCGTGTTATGCAAGCGGACATAAGCCCAGAAGAAAAACGGGAAGAGATTGACAGGATCACAGCCATGGAGCTTATGGCTGTTGAGTCTATCCCGGAACTAAGGCAAGAGGCGTTTCGATAGGAACGCTCCCCCACAATAGGAGATAGGTATGTTAAGTTTGCTCGGGTCCCTATTGGGATTTGGTACTTCTTTCCTGCCGAAGGTCATGGATTTCTTCCAAGACCGGTCAGATAAGAAGCATGAACTAGCGGTAATGGAAGTTCAAATACGTCAGCAGAAAGAACTAGCTGATCAAAAGTTGGAGATGGTCAATGTGGAAGCAGATGTACGAGAGATGGAATCTCTTCACAAGTCTATGCAGCCTACGGGCGTGGCGTTTATCGACGGCCTTCGTGGTTCTGTTCGTCCTGTTATCACTTATGCTTTCTTCGGGCTGTTCATTTTTGTTGAAGTATCCGCTTATCTCGCACTCACTTCCCAAGGAGTATCTGGATTGGACGCGGCCAACGCTGTCTGGTCTGAAGAAACCTCAGCACTGTTTGCCGCCGTCATTAGTTTCTGGTTCGGCGGACGCGCCATCTCCCGTGCCAGAAAATGAGGATCAATGCGCGAGGGATGCAGATAATAAAGCTCTTTGAAGGCTTTCGCTCTGAGCCGTATCTGTGTTCCGCGATGGTTGCCACCATTGGGTTTGGTTCTACTTGGTCCTTTGATGGCAGTCGTGTCACCTTATCTCACCCGCCGATTGATGAAGCAGAGGCCGAGGAGCTACTTCTACGAGAGGTCCGTAAGTGCGAGAAGGCGGTAGATCGGCTGATCAAAGTCGAATTAAATCGCAATGAACACTCTGCTCTCCAGAGCTTCGTATATAATTTAGGCAGCGGTCGGCTACAGTCTAGTACCTTAAGATCCCTCTTGAACAGGAATGCTCCTAGAGAAAGAATTGCAGATGAGTTCCCTAAGTGGCGAAGAGCCGGGGGCAAAATATTACAGGGCCTAGTCAGAAGACGGGCGGCAGAGAGAGCTTTGTTTCTGTACGAAGGAGACTGATATGGAAGTGGATGCGAGGCTAGGCATACAGGCGGCGATCATGTTAGCCACGATTGCTGGGGGGTATGCGGTTGTTAAGGCCCAACTACAGCGTGTCATCTCTGATCTGGTTGATCACATAAAGAAGTTTGAGAAACATAAGTCAGCGTTCGATGCCCGACTTGATGATGCGGAGTCCCAGAGAAGTGTGTTCGCTAGTCAGATATCCACGCTTATTGATATCAATAGTGTGTCTGCTTTGGAGCGGCGCAACAGGGAGATGGCTACGTTGCAGGCGGAAGTTAAAGTGTTGCAGGCTCAGATCCAGCACCTAAATGATATACACAATTCAAAGCATCCAGAGACAAGCAAGTAGGAGACTCGCATGGACACAATACTAAAGTGGTGGGAGAACACCTTCGGCGGCAACAATGCAATATGGAATATAGACTATGGTAAAATCATTATCATTGCTCTGCTTGTGTATCATATTTTCTTTCAGTCCTAGTAGTGCAGTAGCTACAGAGAAGGTGTTTGCTGGCTGGATACTTCATATGTTCATTAGCGGACAACTCAAGGAGTACACCCCACGAGGTGGGATGACTGAGTGCCTGAAGGTAAAGCGGAAGATTCTGCGTAGTCAGGGCCATTCGGTTGGCACCCGTTGGGAATGTGCCAGGGGTAAACTTGTTCTCCGTGAATACTCAGCAGGGAAGGACGGAAACAAGTGGTTGCCCGTGGAGCACTTGGGTAAGTAGTTATGGCTGAAGAGCGGGGCAGGAGAGACAGCGACCAGCTAAAGATAAGCGATAGCTCTGCCATCTCTATGCCTGTTCGCAATCTTCTGTCGATTGTCGCTGCTGTATCTGTCGGGGTGTGGGCTTTCTTCGGAGTGCAAGAGCGCTTGAATAAGCTGGAAACTTTCGAGCAGCTTATCCGTAAGGATCTTGAGACAGGCTTGAAGGAACTGAAGACAGAGCTAGGAAAGAACAGTGAGTTCCGTATCAAGTGGCCTCGTGGGGAACTGGGTCAGGCCTCTGCTGATCAGGAGCAGTACCTGTTAATAGAGCATCTGAGCGGTCAGGTAGAGAAGATACAAACGCGCATTGAAGAGGGCATGAGTAACGGCGTCAACATCAAGCGACTACAAGAAGACGTTAAGACGTTAAGAACTGATGTGGAAACATTAAAGGATAAGCAGCGTGGCCTGTTAAGCAGCGGGACAGGAGGCTAGCATGGACCCCATCACAATAGCAGCCGCCATTGCAGCCACCAAAACGCTAGTGAAATCGGCACGGGGTGTCCAAGAGATTGCGCACGGTATTGACGGACTGTTCCATGCCAAAGAGGCGCATGAGAAAAATAAAGACCACGAAGCTGGTAGCTCAATCGGCAAAAAGAATAAATCAATTCTTCAAAAGCGCGCTAAGGATGACGGCTCCGAAACTTCTATGTCTGCCAGTGCCGCAGCCATCATCGAACGCAAGCAATTGGATCAGCAGCTTGAGGACCTCAAGACCGAAATCAATCGTAAATGGCCGAGCGCTCCTAACGAGCCGACGACTTGGGATCTTATCCTAAAGGAACGTGAAAAGCGGGTTGCCGAAAAGAAAGAGCGCGAGAGGCTCGAAAAGATTGAGGCCGAAGAACGTGCGGAACGGCGTAAGAAACTTTTGCTTGAGCTTGCCAAGGGTTTGATCGTTGCGGCCATTGCGGGGGGCATTGGTACGTTCCTCTACTGGGCCGCGCAGCACGGGGGCAGTGCCTAGCTGTCCAACTCTATTCGCCCCACACCACCACACTCTATACATATGACCTCGAACTCTTCAATGGAGGGGAAGGCAAACCTGTCGCCTGTGTGTGTCAGCCGAGTGGCTTCCACTATGACGTGGCCTTCTCCCTCACAATTGGTGCAAGTCCTCATCCGTGACTCTTCCTCGCTCAAAGCGTTTCCTTCCGCAATCTTTCTGCGTCCAGTTCTTTATAGCCTTCCTTGGCTGCGTCTCCGCTGCGCCTAGAATTTGTTCGCTGCTTGTAAAGCTGCAACAGTTCGTTGGCCTCACCTACGGGGTAGGTCAGGAGAACATACACCCGAAAGAAAGTATTGTGGGGAAGTATCTCCATCTCCTTCACGCTGTACCCTGCCACGTTCACCTCGCGCATGATGTTCTTGGTTACGCGCTCCGTGTCTTGCAACGTGGGCGGGGCCATGCCCTTCCCAGTTTCCGTGACGTAGTTCTTCACCTGAGAACTCAGCCGCCCTTCAATGCGGTCAGCCAGTGTACGCTTGGCGTTCAAGATGCTCTTGTCGATTGCCAGTTGCAGATCGGGGGATGTCCCGCTGCCTACTGAGTGGATAGCGTTCTCCGATTGGGGCAGTTCAGTGAACCAATCAGGTAGCTCCTCAATGGTATTTGATATCATCTCCCGACGCTGCTCGCGCTTTTCTTCCTGTTTCTTGAGGAAGGCTTCTGGAGATCCGGGCTTTGGTGTTGAGCACCCCCCCAAGATCGCAATCAAACATGCAGTTCCAATTTGTTTTCTCATCCCTGTTTCTCCTCATCATCCTTCTCAAGCGCTTTGTTTGCTAGCATGGCATAAAACTCCACGCCCTCACTAACAGCCGCAATGTCCCGTATCTCTGTCAACGCCTCGCGCAAGGCAGCAATGCGCCGCAATGCTGGACCTGATTCTTCCACAGCAAACCTCCTGTTAAATGCTTCCATAAACTCGTGATAGATGTCACTCATATCGCTTTCTTTTTAACATGCTTGGACCCGCGCCAGTTGCTGTCACCCTTGGTCAGTTCGTAATCGTGAGTGATGACTCCCAGCGCTGGATCACCACGGTGGCAGGACGTGCGCCACACCCGCTTCTTGGATTTCTTAATGAACATCCAATGCCCACGCACCTCATGGTATCGGCGCTGAGTCTTGGACTCCGCGAAGCTCTTCATAGTAACTTCGACTCCACGGTTCTTCGGCAGATCAATGGAGATCACATGGTAGGCGTTGCCTTTCACGTAGCTACCCCATTGCCGCCGTGAGCCTTGCATGCGCTGGGTGGGTTCTTTGACTATCCAATCGTGATTGAGGAGCGCCATGACCGTAAGGATAAATCGTGGGTCACCCTCGCATACACTCATTCCTAGCCTAGAAACTTTACGCAAGTCATCAGCATTAAATCCTGACTCTGTGTTGATAAGCCAGTGTACGGCGTGAGTTTGAATAGGTCGAATGTGACCGATCAAAGCCATCACATCTGATGGAACCTCATCTTCTTTATACTTACCATGCTCGCCCCATTTTCCCGGTGATATCTTCCCAGACCACCACCAATCTGATAATATATTTAAGGTCCCGGATGTATCGTTGGAATTAAGTTTTTCCAGTTCCTCTTGTGTAGGAATGCGCCCCAAGAACGAGGCCCCTCGCATCCTGTCTTCTTCTTTGGTGTAACCCGTTTCCATCTTCACGGTAAATCCAATTGGACTTCCCATGAGTATCTCTGGACTGTCAGGACCCTCGCTAGCCACATAAAAACATTGACCGACAAGGTAGGGAGATTCCATACGAGGGCCACCATCTAAGGGTGCGGTACGACCCAGTGTAGCCCTGTAGCCCACGATCTGATTAGGATCAGCAACATGATAGCCCACGCGCCGTGCTTGGCTCTGGTGCAAAGGCCCGTTAGGCCCCTCATCTAAAAATTTTTTTGATCTCTCTATTATCTCTGGTTGAAACCTGTCGGGGTGATCAGCGATAGTCTGGCTTATCGCTTCAACTCTCGTGATCTCATCCCATTCAATCCAGTTGTTAGGGAACGGGCATCTGACATAGTTCCTAATGAGGCTGATGCACTGCTCCGGTGTGATGAGTGTTGCCATCCTTGCGGCGAATTGAACAAGCTCATCGTCCAGCACAAACTTTCTTGATGAGCGAACGGCATCACGCACTATCCGCATCGCTTCCTTTGCGGTGCTTGTGCGAAACTGATGAGCCAACCCCCGCTTGGGGTTCCCCATCACAGCAATCAAATCGTCTGCAAGTGTGAAGTCCGGTTCCATGGTCTCCCTCCTTATCTAACTAAGCGGTATGCCTTCCTCACATAGCGCTTCTGGTTGTTCGGTATCTCCATTAGCTTCAAGTTAAAGTCTTCGATGGAGTATTCCTCTAGCAGTGCTAGCTTCTGCGGCGTCGTAAGGACGTGGATCACTTCCTCTATCTCATTCCCTGACAAGTCGGCAGGAAACCTAGCTACTATGGAATACTTATCCCCGATTGGGATTGGAGTTCTCCCTGTGATCTTACTATCTAGGTCAAACTCATTCGGAAAGATCAGCGTTAGTTTGTTCTCGTGATCCTCCAATAGAATGTTGACAAACATTTCTTGTGTCGGGTCCACGGTGATGACCAGCGGATCGCCATCTCGAAGCAGGGGATGAGACAGGTCCACCCGCACGTCGAAGTTCGGATCGGATGGTTCTGATCTTGAGGTGACCCGTGCTTCCAGTATTACTCTGCACACTCTTTGGTCCCGTAGGTTCTCCGTCACCCTTACTGTTCGGTCACGGATGCCACTGATGAGACCGTCCAACATCGACCAAGTGAAGGTGTGGATCGGGCAGTTGACCCTATCACCCTCTTCCTGACACGACATGAATGTATCTGATGAGACGTACTCCCCACTAAATGACTGAATAGCATTGAGCTTTGCTCTGCTCTCTGCCTTCCGACAGGCTTCCGCTTCTGTGATCTCAGAATGAATCACATAGTCACCCTTGCCGTAGACCCATTCATCAAAGACCATGGGCTGTGCATCTGGTGTGTTAAGATCTAACACCAGACGCAACAGCCCTATTCCGACACTCAGATATTCCATGGCAGTTCCATCTGAGCCGGTGGCTTAATAAAGTATCTCGCCACGGTCTTCCCTTTCGGTGTTACGTGAGGCTCGGTCTCAACCGCAATACCTTTGGCACGTATGTCTGCAATCCGCGCCGCCAACCTGAGGCACCCAAAATTACTGAGTGCCTCAAGCGGTGTGATGGCGTGCCCTGCGTTCAGCCACTCAAGAATGTCAGATGTTTGGCTCATCATCCTCTCCCTTGAACGCTTGGTGATTGATCACAAAGTCTTCAATGACCTGTCGAAACAGGGTTGCCGACGTGACGTTCTGACTTGCCGATAGAAGGCGCATGGCCTCCAGAAGATTGTTGGGCATCAGTACGCTGTATTTGGTGAACTCACCCTTGAGTTTCGCGGGACGGTTCAGCAGACTGTTTGAGTCACTCATTGCTATTCCTTTCGTAGGCTTCACGGATTTCTTTGAACTTTCTCTGAGCCGACTTGTTCTCTTTCAGTTCAGACAACGAGCCGACATTGAGAGCGAAGCGCAAACGATCTCGTGTTTGCTCCTCCTCGCTCTCGTCTGGGGTGGGAAGCGGCGCGTCGTTCGCCTCTCCCCATGCGCTCATGTAGAATTGGAACGCTGGTTCACGGCAGACAATCGACGCCGCCGCCACAAGGTTGACCTCCTTAGGTGCAACCGGTTCATCATGGTCATCTAGCTCGACCATCGCTACGCCGAAGCGTGTCGCAGTTGTGTGGGAGAGTAGCCCCACAGGTACGTCATTGGGATGGATCAGCAGCTTGATCACTACCCCTGATTGCGCCTTCATGTTATTCACCACGCTATGAAGCTGCGCTTCAAAGCTGAATGTGGCATCACGAATCTCTGTCATCGTTCCACTCCCTCCAGCATTTCTCAGCCCACTGAATTGGGTTGCGGTCCACGATCTCCCAGTATTTCTTCTCGTCACCCTTCATGTGGAGCATGTGGTGACAAGACCGACAGAGCGGAACTACCCAGTTGTCTCCGACTTTCTTACCCATCGCATTGGGTTCGGCGTAAGTGACGTGATGAGCGTCACCACACCACGGCGTTCTGCACGCCAGACATGGCAGTTGGCGAACGTGAGCAAGATACTTCTTGTCACGGACGCGCTGCCGTTTGAAGTTAGAGATCATCGAAATCAATAATCTCAGAGGACTGCTCCTCAACAACCGGCGCAGGAGCCGCAGCAGGAGCTTCCCCACGGCGCGGAGGATACTGAGTGCCACCTCCACCGCCCTGTTCTTTAACTTTGTTAATTTTAATTTGAACATATTCGGTTCCGTTTTTGGTGCGCTTGACCTCGCCGTTCATAAAGAGTGTGACGTTCTCGCCGGTTGCATTGAAGGCCGCAACGAGTGTGTCGATGTCTTCCTTGCGAAAGCTGATGTCACCGGACCAAGCCTTCCACGACTCATGCTTGCCACCACGGTTGTCGAAAAGATTTCCAATCGCCATTAGTTATTCTCCTTGCTGAGATCAGCTTTTCGCTGACTGATCTGTGTGATGTGAATGTGCTTCTTCAGTTCTGCACTATGTGAGTTCGCAATTGACTTGAAGAGAACCACGTTCTCCGTCGTGAACTTCTGCAATGCCTCAAGGCCCAAGGTCTTGAGGATAGCCGGGAAGTGTTTGTTCACGTAGGCTTCCTGATCTGTCAGGGAACAATCCCCAGGGAACACGAACTTCAGCGTGTCAACATCATCGAACCCATGGATGAGGTTGGCATCGCCGTCATAAACATTTTCATATCCATCGGTTTCGCTGACAGTTTCGAGTGTCGCGCCAAGCTCTTCTTCCACAGCCTTGACCACGGGGTTCTCCTTGGCTTCCTCCACCACCGACTTGGCTTTTGGTTTGGGCTGCGGTGCTGGTTGCTCTGGCTTATCTTGTGGGGTGTAGTCCTCAAGATCTTCACCAGCGTAGATATGAAACCCAAGGCCGTGGTATCCAATGGCCTTGGTCATGCACCGTTGCAGCGCGGTGTTCACCTGAAACGAATCGGGATCGACCACTGGCTTGTTGTTGTTGTTGAGGACCGGGAGGATTTCTGTGATGTCCAACCCTTCAACACTGACTGTAACCTTGACGTATGCAAAGCCATGAGTGTCACGAGTATACGGAACCATGGCTCCGTCGAGATCAAAAAAATGTTTCTCAAATGTGGCGCTGGGGAACTTATCTTTGAGTGCGCCCCATGCCCACGCCCACGACAGGTAATCAAGATTACCTTTCGTCTGGCGGTGCTTGTCCACCTCTACCTTCACCTCATTGTCGGTTAAGGTTTCCCATGCGGTTTTCTTATTCGCCATCAGTTGCTGCTCCAGAAAGATTTCAATCGTCTCCACCATTTTCTCGTGGAGGGTTCCTCAGTAATAGCGTTCGAGATGTTCAGCCGCTGCGGGTTTTTTAGTTGGCTTGCAATGAGTGCATCCATCGCCCCCATTGATTCTGTGATGGGTTTCTCAATGGGCACCTCAGCCTTGATCTCAAACGCCTCAGGATTTTCTTTCCGGTGATCACGAATAATTTTGCGGGCGTGATTGACGGAGATGCTAAAGGACTGAGCCAGCCCTTCAGCGATATACTTCCTTCCCATGCTCTTTTGAGCTATGTAGTTCTCGACCAGTAGCCGATCCCTCACGATTTTATCTGCCTTCTTCACGATCCTTCCTCCATATGTTGAGTACAAAATTTAGCCACGTCGCAGTAGCGTTGACAGCGCAGCGGTTCCGCTGGCCGGTGTTCAACAACCCATTTAGGATTGCCCGTCTTAAATTCTTTGGCCTCATCTTCTGTGTCGAAAACCCGTTTGGCACGGGCACTATCGGCAGTGGCCTTGACTGCCCACTTGCCCCCCCTCTTCCAGCGCTCTTCGTCAGTGCAGAGAGGCAACGAGTCGAGGGCATCAAGGGTAACCTCAGCACCAAGGTGGGCCTGTACACGGCTCTCAAGCCACGCCAGACGCTCTTCCTTGGACCATATGGGTATGTCCACGATCACCACAGGCGCATCAGGGTAATCAGCCTGACGATCTGCTTGTGCTGAGGAGTGGTCCCTGAGAATTGCGCAGATGGATAGCCGCGTGACAGGCAAGCCTTTGTTCTCCTCGACTAGGTGAGCGTAAGCGTTCAACTGTTCGGTCCACGAGGGCAGTGAGAATGAGTTCGGCATGGCAGAAATTGCACGGGTCACCTTGTAATCCATGATCTCAATGCCGAAGTCGGTGATCTCTTGAATATCAATCGCGCCAGAGATCGTCTGCCCAGAAACCTCTGCGCTGAGACGCTCTTCTTTAATGATGGCGTTCGATCCCGCATCCCCGTCCTCTAAGATCGTATGCACAGCGGAACCGAAAAGTTTCCAAAAGGAATCCGACACGTCCTCCTCAAGCTCCTTCCAATGCTTCTTGGTCAGGAGGGCAATACGAGGTGGCTTCTGTAAGCCCGTCACGCTCATCCACGCATCGCCCTTACTGTACCGCGCTTGCGAAACCTTGAGGGCGTCGGCTATAGTGGACGGCAAGTTCTTTTTGTTAGTAATCTTCATCTCTCTTCTCCCGTAGGCAGAAATAGGATGGCCTGTTCGGAATGTCAACAATTAAATTCACGGCCTTAGGAGAACCCGCATCGAAGTCGAACAGCCGCCGGATTGTTTTTAATGGCTCACGCCCACGAGTGATCAAGTCTGCGAAGGCTTTGAATTATGTGAAGACGTTTCAACTGCAATGCCCTCGCCTTGATCCGCTGCTGGAGGGCGACCTCAAGATTGATATGACTATTTACTACGCGACACGGCGTCCAGACTTGGACGAATCGGTGGTGCTCGACGCAATGCAAGACCTGATTTATAAGAATGATCGGCAGATAAAAGAGAAACATATCTGTTGGGGGCTGGACCGGGACAACCCCCGTGTCGAGATCGAAATCAATGCGCGGTGAGAGTCGATTGTGGGGGGAGGTTTTGCTCCTCGCAATCAATGACGTTGCGCGATCTCGCACCACCAGAGAGATGGCTGAAGCAGTTGCTTGGTTCACGTCAAGCCACTGCGATGACATATGCTTTTTGTTAGGGTGTGATCCTCAGGTTCTGCGCAAGACCATTGTGGATCTCGCTCGTCGCAGCCCAGCCCAACGAAAATTCTGGATGGAAAAAATTAAAGAGGATCTAAGAGGGGGGCCGACGGCAGACCTCGGAGGATCAAGGGTTGCTTCTGCCGCCAGCCCGTACCATGGAACAGGTTGATCCTTACATGATGGTGTGCTAAATCGCAAGTGGGAATTCGAGAGAGGTACACCATGCGACTCAATGAAGAGATTATTGCACGCACACTGCCATTCCAATCTAAACTCAATCAGAACATCAGAATCACCTGTCCATCTTGTAGCCACAGGCGCAAGGGAAGGAACCAGCGTGAGCCGGTTCTGTCGGTACTGATCAAAAGTGATCGACTGATCTATGATTGTAAGCACTGCGGCATCAACGGGTGCGCACCCCTCACCACCACCACACCGCCACGCCCACGCCTCAGCCGGGAAGCACGTCAGGTTGCTGAGGACGGCAAGCTAGGAAGGGTTAGCAGGGAGTACCTCACAGCAAGCAGGAAGATCGACACGCAGGTGCTTGAAAAGTTTGGGGTATTTAGCACTCAGAAGTTTTTCCCCAAGCTGGATAAATCTGTCGAAGCAATTGGGTTTCCGTATTTTGAGGACGGGGAGATATACGCTACTAAGTTTCGAGCCGTGACCGACAAGGCCCATACCCAAGATGGTGGTGGCGCATCGACGCTGTTCGGTCAGCACCTGATTAACGGAGAGACCACGTTGACAATATGCGAGGGTGAGGTCGATGCCCTCTCGCTTTGGTCTGCATCTATCGCCAGCGTGTCGGTTCCGAATGGTGCGCCGCAAAAGATCAGTGAGAATAAAGTCGATCCCTCTGAGGATAAGAAATTTTCCTACGTCTGGAACGCTCGTGATCTTTTTGCTCGCATGGAGAAGGTGGTCCTTGCAGTTGATGGGGATCAGTCCGGTGCAGCCTTGGCTGAGGAACTCGCACGGCGAATCGGCAAGGCCAAATGCTGGCTGGTCGAGTGGCCGAATGACTGCAAGGATGCCAATGATGTCCTCGTAAAGCACGGACCTGAGGTTCTCAGGGATGCTGTGGAGAGCGCCACACCATATCCTTTGTCAGGCCTCAACAGCGCCGATCATTATGGTGATGAGGTGGACAGGCTCTATCGGGAGGGGGTTGTCAAGGGGGAGACCACGGGGTTCCCATCCGTCGATGAGATTTACACGGTCAAGACGGGGATGGTCACGGTGGTCACGGGCATCCCGTCGAGCGGCAAGTCGAGCTTTCTTGATCATGTCATGGTGAACCTAGCGAAGGCCAAGGATTGGAAGTTTGCAATCTGTTCATTCGAGAATGACCCCTCCACCCACATCACTCAGCTTATTGAAAAATACAGCGGCAAGCCTTTCTTCTCAGGCACCACACCAAGGCTTGATGAGCGCTTGCTCCAAGAGTCGAAGGCGTTTGTGAAGGATCACTTTTGTTTCATCGACAACAATGATGGGGAGAAGGCTACGCTTGCCAGCGTTTTGGACCGGGCATCGGGGGCCGTGCAAAGGATGGGGGTGAGGGGGCTGATCATAGATCCCTTTTCTTATCTTGCGCTCCCTGACAAGTCGAAGAGCGAGACGCAGCAGATCAGTGACATGCTTACGGACGTGAGGATGTTTGCGAAGCTGCATGATATTCACGTCTGGTTTGTCGCGCACCCTGCCAAGATGCGGAGGGAGGAGGGGACCACGCCAATACCCAAGGGGTATGACCTCAGCGGTTCGGCACACTGGTTCAACTTTGCCGACGTTGGATTAACGGTGGCGCGGTTCGCTGACCAAAACCAGAACCGTGAGCGTGTGAAAATTATCTGTTGGAAAATGAGATACCGCTGGCTTGGCAGTCAGGGTGAGCGGGTCCTAGATTTTGACGTACCATCGGGGTGTTACTATGAGGAACAAACGGAAGTCCAAGCTATCCAACATTGGTCCGACACCTGAGTCGGTAGCGCATGGGGAGTTTGTTGTGGAGGACGCCTCCACAGCAGCGGGAGATATAAGGTTCCGTCGGGTGGACGTGACCCAGCTTGATCGGTTGCTGATGATGAAGCGGATTACCCCACACCACCACCAAGTAGGGGAGGAGCTTCTGGGAATCCTGCACCGCGCAAAGATGATCGGGGTGGCAGGGTCCAACTGGAATGGGAACCTATCTGGTGGGGAGCGCAGAATATCAGAGCGGCAAGCCGCAGCCTACGCAGAGGCGGTGAAAGTCATTAGGCACTTGAAAGATAAGGGGGGGGATAGGATCAAGGACTTGATCCTTGGGGTCCTGCTTGAGGACAGGCCAGTGGCCGACATGCTTGCGATCAGGAGGATCACAAGGGGATTAGAAATCGTGGGGGATTTCTTTGCGGAGCGGTATGGCTGGAACCCGCTTCCGAATCTTCTCGCGGAATGACCCGTGAGAAGTGGGGCAGGGGGGGGTTAATCTGATTGGTCTTGGGTTCCCCCCCCTGCACTTCACTTCAGATAGCTAGGCTTATCCACCTCAGCCATCTTCATGCTATCCCACACTTTGCGGGATAGTTTCTTGCAGTTGGTGGGCCAGCGCACGGCTTCCCGTACCCTCACCCATTTGTACCCAACGCTGGCCTCGACGGTGCGCTTGCCGCAGCCGCAGCTAGGCCACAGTTCGTTACCGACATGACCGGTATAATACTTAGGCTTCATTTCACCTCCTCTCGTGCTTTCCTGCGGAGCGTTTCCACAGAAACGAGACACTCATCTCCGTCGTCGTCTAGTTCAATGCAAAGGAACCCGTCTTGCTCAAGCTCTCGCAAAACAAAGTCGGGGATTTTCTGCATGGCCTCACGGCGCGACAGATAGACTCCGACATAGAAGGCGAAGGCTAGACAGGCAGTGGCAAGTAGCGTGTGGGTTAGTGCATCCATGTTATTGATCTCCCTTGTCACGCTGTTGCTCATACTCTTCTTGATATTCGTCCCAGTTTCTAGCCAACTGAAACTCGAAACCCGTTCGGCTTCCTAGCCTGTCAATCTCTGCACGCGCCTCATCCTCAGTCGGTGCATGGACTTCAACAAATCTTGCCAAGTCGTACACCCATAGCGTGTCGGGTAGCGTTTCGGGTTCTTCGTCCAGAACATTTTCTTCCACAGAAACTATCTCGTATTCCCTGAACATCTCGCGAATTTGTTCTTCGCTATAGGCGTGAAGATAAAGGTGTTTCCTTTCCCCCTCTCCAGTATTATCGACAAGCTCAAGCCTAACGTAATACCTTTTCATTGCGCCTCCTCCCTTTCCAATCGTACTCGACGGCGTCGCCTAGAGGGCGTTAGCCGCATTCTCTCAGCGTCATTGAACACGTAATCTTTAACGTAGCGTTCATAGATTTCGTAGTGATCGGGGTGGGCTTCTGAGTCTAACGCACTTATTTCATAATCCCCCGTCTCCACCAACGGAAGAGGTTCAGTGCCGTTTATCCACATAAGTTTACAGATATAATCATAAGCAGAGGACCAAGAGTTAAACGTATCAAAGTCGTATGACCTCCCGTTGCTATGGCTAACCCGCTCTAAAACATAGACCCTAAGGCCCTTGATCTCTAATTCCATGGTGATTGTTCCTTGTTCTGGACTGCTCCGTAACAATTGGGCAGTTGGGTTTGGCGAACCGGGTGACCGGTCTTGGATTCATAGAGGTAACACCACGCCAGATATCTCTGACCCTGGGTGTACAGGTGGGGGTTGGCAGCTACGTGAATAGCCGCCTCCCGCCAGTTGCTTTCCCCGCTCATAACTGTTTCATCATGTTGCGAGCGATGCGGTTTCTCAGTAGGGAGTAGGCACGCTTTGCGCTGGTGCCTGTACCGTGTGCCTTGTTAGGGTTCACGTAGTCACCCGTGAAAGCGAGGTATCGTTTCACAGGCTCGAACGAACGGGTATCATGCGAGTATGAACCGTCACGGCCAAAGGTCTCAAGCGCATGAAAGCACACGATCTTGATCCCGTGATCAGTCGGTTCCCCGTCGATCTCAGTCATCACGTCTTCCGCTGCGAGAACAAGGTATTGGAAGGTTGATGTGCCGTCTGATTTTTCCGAAACCTTTTCGAGAAACGGCGGCGATACCTGTCGTGAAGCCGTCCCGGTCTGAGCCGTCGAGTCTTTCCAATCCATCAACCGATTGCCAAACAAGGGCATGACGTGGGTAAAAAAATTGGAACTGACCTCGACTTGAAGTTTAGATTCGGAGCCGTATTTTTGATGAGAAAAAACAAACGCCGGGCGATCCCCCAATTGAGGACCCTCTCTGCGATCATCAGGCGGGTTCTCTAACTCTGTGCCGACACCAGCCATCGTGAAGCCGTTGACCTTCACGCGATCCCGCCACCCATTCAAAACATCACTGCGGATCATGCGCATGCGCTTTTCCCAGCGGCCTAAGAACGTGCGGAACACTGGCTCAAGATGCACACCCCGGCGCGTCTGATTGATGGCGGTATCCTCACGAGAACGGCGGCGGTAACGTCTGATCATCTCGTGATAGCGAGACAAGGCCTTGTCAAATTCCTGTAGCTCGAAGTCGCCGCTGATCTTTTCGAGGTAGGTGCGTGCGGTGTACGTTCTCAGGTCCTCGTCAGAGTCGAGAATGGAATCGCCATTTGGAAAAGGCACAAACGGACTTACCTTTCTGGTGGAGTGCTCCTGAATAAACAGGCACAAGGCATCCAGGCCAGCCTTGTTCTTTTGATAATCATTGTAATCCATGGTGATAATACGGGGAGCCTTGCGGCCCCCCGCTCCCTATTTAGTTGAGGTGAATGGTCTTGCCGAAGTCGGCGGTGCGAGCGGTGGTCGATACCCAAAGCACCGGATAGTCCGGCTCATCAGGCATCGAACATTCGAGGTCGGTCAGATAGATAAACGAGTCGACTTCGATCTCGTTCTCATAAACGTAGTCGAATGGTGGTCGGAAGTCGGTACCGCCGCCGCCGTACCGGCCAAGGTCTTGCTGATCAATCGAGGCCGGATCATCATACTCATCAACGTGGGCGATGCGTGTGTCGCAATAGATCACGGTGACTTGTTCGGCGTCCACGTCTTGGCATACCGACTTGGCCTCCGACATGAGCGCAGCATACTCATCTTGTGATACGCTGGCGCTGGTATCGACGGCGATCACGATATGACCGACGCCCTCACGTATGCGGCGCGGCGCAAAGATACCGCGCTGCACCCATTTTTTGTCAGCACGCCGCCAATCGTAGCGGTGGTCGGAACCCTTACCCAGAAACCGGGCAAGCTCGTTACGCCAATCAACCTTGGCGTCCCGCAAGTCATCAACGTAGGCGGCAAGGGAACCGGGCAGCTTACCTTGAGCCTTGGCGATCTGCGCAGCGTTTTGAACGTCGGCCATAAGCTCCCGCTCCATTTCCGCAATCTCTTGGGCATCAAGAGGTTCACCGTTGTCACCCTCAGCGTCGATCACAACTCCGGTACCCGTGTCGTCGGCGAAAGGATCGCCGCCACTTTGCGGGGCACCATCATCACCGCCGCCCGTGTCGCTATCATCGCCGTCACCTTGCGGGGTATCATCGTCACCGCCACCCGGCTGGGGTGATGTGGGTTGCTCCTGAGCAAGCTCGTCGGCCAGAATCTCAGTCGAATATTCAGACCGGTCCCGCTTCAGATCACCGACAGCGCTCCAATCAAGAGCGCTAGCCGGTAGCGACTTGCTATCCTTGCGGAGCAAGTCATTGATGATCACGTCACCGCAGATATTCCATAACTTGGGATCACGAGAACCCCGTCGCAGATGGTGGAAAAATATCTTGTGATAAACCTCGTGGGCAAGCACCGCTTGCACCTCGTGATCCGATAACGTCAGCGCGAAGTCGGGATTGATATAAAGACTCTTGCCGTCGGTTGCCATGGTCGGCAGCGTGTCCGTCCATACCGTCGGCATTTGGATCAGCATTGCAGCGGTGAACGGGTCCGTCATCTGCAATTTGATCTTGGCGCGAGTGACGTGCCGCACCGCCTCAGCAGACGGCTCGACAACCCCATCATTTAATTGTGATACAAGTGAACTCATTTTCAACCTCCGAAAAAACCAGCAAGGCGATCAGTGATTTCCGACGCCTCAGATTGCACAACCTTGACCACCTCAGCGTTCGAGGGGTCTTTGAATTCCGCCACATCGTGGCGGAGCAATTCGCTGCCCTTGATATCATCGACAAGGGCAGCAAGATCAGGATCACCAGCAACATTCAGCGCCGGTAAGATGTTCACGAGGTCGCCCAGGTTAGTGATCATCGTGTCGTATAGACGGCGGTTCGCCTCTGTCTTATTCTTACCGCCAGCCTTGCGAACCTTAACCGACTCGTAACCGTCGAGGCACGTAGCGATATGCGAGACCGCCTTGTGCAACCGCTCGAACGTGTGACGGGTAGCACTCCGCAGCAAGTCGGCGTTGTCATCGTCGATTTCCGCACGTATCTGCGCGGCCTTATCGTCAACGATCTTGGCATAGAAGTTCGCGCCAGTTGGCACGTCCCGCGCCCGCCATTTGAATTCATACATGGATTCAAGATCGGCGTAGCGTAGGTAATCGTCTTCGCGGAACATGCCGTTCAGTTGCTTGCGGCGTTGTTCGATTAGCTGGGGTAGCTTCCCGGCCAAGTCGGAAACGGCGGTATTAAACCGCCGCTTGTGATCATCCATGGTGGCCATGTATTGATCGAAAAGTTCCACGGGTAACAGGCGATAGGTGCCATCCCATGGGAGGGTCAACCGCTCGTGGTCACCGCGTGCCGCACGCGCCGCACGCTGCGGTCCGTCAACCATGCGCGGATCAAGCAAGTGCTTGTCATACTTGCCAGCGTTGTGGCTGGCAGCATGCTCCGCGTTGATCTTGTCGGTTACGTCCCGATCTTTGCGCGTGAACCCGGCGCAATTGATCTGCAATGTTATGAGCATCGCGTTCTCTTGGATAATGTTTTCCATGTTCTCAGCCCTCCCCAATGAGGTTAGATGTTTCGATCAGGATATCGGTGAATCCTGCGGTTGATATTTTCTTGCCAGGATCACCCGCCGCTTCGTTCCGACGTAACAGCGCGGAAACAGCAACCGAATGATACTCAGGCGGCAAGCGCTTGATGTATGCGGCGCATGCTTTGGCGGTTTTGTTGGTGACGGAGGCAATCAAGCTCCCGATCATGGCGTACCGCACGTCGGCCTTCTCAGGTACCGGTGCGGCATCGGGATTGGCGAATACCTCCGACGGTGACACAAGGTCCCGCCAAATGCGCAGGAACCCGGTGAACTTCGCCTGTTCACCAACGCCAATGGCACCGGCAATCATTGGCATTTCGATTGCTTTGGGAACCTCCGCCTTGATCACGTCGGACACTGCGACCCATGTGCGAGGGCAGGGGAACGGCGTGCCGTCGGCGGCGTGGCGGTGCAGCGCATCGGGAAACTGGGTCAGGTACGTGGTGACTTCAGGTGCTACGTCGATCTTGGCGAAGTGTGCCAGCGTCGGATCAAGCTCCGCCTCAACAGTCATAATGGTAAAGCGCGAGATTTGATGCTCCGGTATCGACTTCACTGCGGCCTTGTCCGACTTGCGGTTACCGTTCGCAATGATCAAGCAATCCTCAGGGAGTCGGTGACCGGCCACGCGCCTATCCCAATTTACCTGAGCCGCAGCCTTTTGAACGTCGATGTCACATTGGGGGAATTCCTCAAATATGATCACCGTTTTCTTGCCTGACTGAGCGGCGTCAAAAACCCGCTTCGCCCAATCGGGTAATAGCTGGGACATGACGTCACCGACTTGGGTAACCCAGCCTGTTACTTCAGATGGCTGATAGTTGCACAAGTTAACAGTGATCACTTCCCAGCCTTCCTCCCGTGCGACTTGAACCGGTACTTGTGATTTGCCGACACCAACGGGACCCAAGATCAAAAGCGGGTAACCGTCGATGCGGTTTATTTGAATGTCCATTGCGGCCCGGATAACGGCGGGCAAGTTGGTCATGCTGATAATGTTTTCCATGATATCCTCATAAGCGTTTCGGCGGTGCTGCGCCTCATCAGTGCCCCAGCAACAGGGGCAGACACTACTTGTTCAAATGTGGCCGGTTATTCTTTCCCACCGTAAGGGCACGGGCTGAACCCTACTTTGTGCAGACTACCGGGGCTCTAGGCTTGGGCGTTATTCGCCTCATCGTTACCGGATCAAAGCCATCGTTCACAAAGCATCGCTAGGCTTGCTAGGCCTGAGTTTCACAAGTAGCTGGAACCTCCTGTTCAAAATTTGCGACCTCGTTGCCGCAGTCATCTTGTCTCATACTCTGATCAGAATAGCAACACCTTTATTCAGGAATGTTCCATATTATTTGGGGTCACCATTCCCAGCCTTCTAGCCGGTCACTTGATAGGTGACGTATGGGAGCGGGAAATCTTACAACATGATCTATTCTGAAGAGTCTTTATATATAGGGTCTATGCAAGGGGTATCTGAGGGGTCTGACGCGGCCCGGCCTAGCCCTTGGCATGCTCTAAGAAGAATGTTCTTGACATTGGAAAAGTGTAACAAGATCAAGCACTTAGGTACCCATAGAGAAAGTGTGGTCTTATTTAGCCTGTAAGTTATTGATATTAAAAGCGGAATCCTGATAGGC